ATATAGCGTTTCAAGTCCAGAGAATGTTATGAAACACTTGCAAGGAGAATAATATGACTAAACCATTTGACGTAAGTAAATTTAGAAAAGAAATTACCAAGAGCATTGAAGGCCTTAGCATTGGTTTTAATGATCCTACAGATTGGATCAGTACAGGTAATTATACCTTAAACTATTTGATTAGTGGCGACTTTTTTAAAGGCGTGCCCATGGGCAAGGTCACTGTGTTTGCCGGCGAGTCGGGCGCAGGCAAAAGTTATATCTGTTCTGGCAATCTAGTTCGTCACGCACAAGAGCAGGGCATTTATGTTGTGCTCATCGACACAGAAAACGCACTAGACGAAGCATGGCTACATGCACTTGGCGTAGATACAAGCGAACAAAAATTGTTAAAACTTAACATGGCCATGATTGATGACGTGGCCATGACTATTACCAAATTTGTCGCAGATTACAAAGCCATGGCAGAAGATGCTAGACCCAAGGTATTGTTTGTCATTGACAGTTTAGGCATGTTGCTAACACCCACAGACGTTAATCAGTTCCAAGCAGGTGATATGAAAGGTGACATGGGTCGTAAGCCCAAAGCACTGACATCGCTGGTTCGTAACACAGTTAATATGTTTGGTAATCTAAACATTGGTATGGTATGTACCAACCACACATACGCAAGTCAGGACATGTTTGATCCGGACGATAAGATCTCTGGCGGCCAAGGCTTTATCTATGCCAGCAGTATTGTAGTTGCCATGCGTAAATTGAAATTGAAACTGGATGAAGATGGCAATAAGACCACAACAGTCAATGGTATTCGCGCCAGTTGTAAGATCATGAAAACTCGTTATGCTAAACCATTTGAAAGTGTGCATGTGCAGATTCCTTATGCAACAGGTATGAGTCCTTACAGCGGATTATTTGACTTGCTGGAAGAACGTGGCAGTTTGAAGCGTGAAGGCAACAGTTATCTTTATACAACTAAAGAAGGCGAAGTCTTTAAAGCAATGCGTAAAGCATGGACCAATGAGCTTTTGGACAAAGTAATGGCAGATATTATGCTTAGAGATCTGACAGCAGATGTAAATATAGCAGATATAACACCTTTGGAGGAGATTGAAGATGCTTCATGATGAACAAGTTAATTTGATTGTAGACGTATGGGCCACTGTTAAGACTTACATTGATAAGAAAGAACGCTATGATGCTGCCTGTGCATTACTGCGTAGTTTGGAGAATCACTATGAAATGGATAGTGTTGCAGAAGAACTTCTCGGCAATGACAGTACATTAGATGCTGTAATTAAAGACTTATACACTGCCAACGACATTGTCGATGATGATGATGACTACGAAGAAGATAATTACGATTCCGACGCCGACGAAGAATGAGTAATTGGTATAGACGTGTTACTGGCAACTTAGATGAGTTGCCAGGCTCAATAGCCTACTATGAATCTGAATTACAAGATGCTAGAATAGAAACTAGTATCAAAGGTAACTTGGAAACAAACTCTAGACTTATGCCTGGAATAGTGGAACACAGATTTAACCAATTGCAAGAAGTTGAAGCTATACTTGAATTCCTAAACATCCAACTAAGAAAAAAACGAAGTGAGATGTTTAGGAAGTATACCGAAAATTATAATAGAACACTCAGTGACCGTAGTGCTGACAAATATGTAGATGGAGACGACGAAGTAATTGAATGGCAAATTCTCGTAAATGAGTTTGCCATGATCCGTAACAAGTACCTCGGCATTATGAAAGCCATTGACACCAAGCAATGGCAGATTACTAACATTGTCAAACTCCGTGTAGCGGGCATGGATGACACTACTTTGGGTTAATTGACACAAATTGGATCCTTTGCTATAATACATACATAGCGAAACAAAAAGGAGTCCAAAATGGAACTAGCAATCGGAACTAAAATTGTGTATACAAGTGCCGCAGGTACTCGCAATGCAGAAGTAGTTGGTATCAAAATTACCCCTACAGCAAAGCCTGGATTTCTTAATACTTTTGTTACACTTTTAATACCCGTACAAACAGGTGTTAAATTTGAGAATAAAATTCAAATCTGTGCTGACAATGCCAGCTTAAAAATGTTCAAAGTAGCAGTCATTAATTGACACAAATTGGTTTCAGTGCTATAATACATACATAGATTAACAAAACAGGAGTTTATAAATGGCTAATGTAACTATTTTTGCAGGCGAGTATCGCGGCGTTAAAGTTCGTAACCAAACATTCCAATTGGTGTCAGACGTTAAGTCTGGTAGCAAAGGTATGTATGTAACAGTTCAAGATGACGGCACCCTAGGTTATCCAGGTAAAGCTATTCGTGTTAAAGTTAAAACAATGGAGGATATTACAGTGAGTGGTCAAACTATTGCTGACATGACAGATAGTCAGCGCAACAAAGCAAATAAAGACGACAATGTCTTTTCTTTAGTAACTACTAAAGAGCCAGAAGTGTACACAGAAACAGATGAGCAAGCTATTGAGCGCATCCGTGAACGCTTTGACATCCTAGACCAAATGGCAGAAGGCACCACAACAGGTGCAGTTCGTGCTATGATTGTCAGCGGCCCTCCAGGCGTAGGTAAGAGCTACGGCGTTGAGAAGGTACTTGAGCAAGCCAGTTTATTTGACAAAATGGCTAATCGTAAAAACAGATTTGAAGTTGTCAAAGGTGCAATGTCAGCATTGGGTTTGTATGCCAAACTTTACAAGTTCTCCGATGAAGGCAACGTGTTAGTGTTTGATGACTGTGACAGCATCTTGCTTGACGACTTGTCGTTGAACATTTTGAAAGCCGCATTAGACAGTTCTAAGAAACGTTATATTTCTTGGAACACTGATAGTAATATGTTGGGTCGTGAAGGCATTCCGGATCGTTTTGAATTTAAAGGTAGTGTGATTTTTATTACTAACATTAAGTTTGAGCACGTTCGCAGTAAGAAATTAAAAGACCATTTGGACGCATTGGAAAGCCGTTGCCACTATTTGGACTTGACAATGGACACCCAACGTGACAAGTTTCTGCGTATTAAACAAATTGTGCGTGACGGTATGTTGGACAGTTATGATTTTGAAGAGCATGCCGCACAAGAAATTGTGGACTACATGTGGGAAATGAAAGCTCGTTTGCGTGAACTGAGTTTGCGTACAGTTTTGAAGATTGCAGACCTGCGTAAGATGAGTGAGCACAATTGGCGTCGTCTTGCAGAGACAACAATTTTGAAACGTGCAGAAGTGTGCTAAACTAAACAATGCCTAGTTAATTGACGTTAACTGGGCATTGTGCTATAATAACTTTTAAAACAACAAAGGGAATTTAAATGAAATTCAAACCCACTCTAATTACTTTAGCAGTAGCGGCACTAGCAACAAGTGTGCAGGCCCAAGTTCTTACTAAAGAATTTTACAATGTCAAAGGTGCGTTGAACACGACTATGTATAACGCATATACCGGCACTGGTGTTACACTTACATGGGGTCGTAACATTACAGGCCTTGGTGTTAAGGTAGCAGTACTAGACAGCGGATTTGACTTGTCTCACACAGACTTAAAAGGGCAAGTTATCGCGGCCAAGAACTTCAGTGAGATTGTTGTAGAAAATACAAAGACTAATCTAAATAACTTTAGGTCTAATATCCAAGTAGGTACAGACATTACTTGGAGTATGCACGGCACTCAGATGGCAAGTATTATTGCCGGCAAGTCGGATGGTAACGGCGCCGTAGGTGTTGCACCCGATGCTCGTCTATTGTTGGCACAGGTCGGTCAAGGTGTTACATATAACAGTAAAACAAAAACTTGGACATACAGTGGCACTGGCATTAGTGCCCCGGCATTGATTAATGCGCTGACTTGGGCAGAAGCCAATGGCGCCACAGTGGCCAATATGAGTCTTGGTAGCAGTTATGACAAGACATTCCAAAAAGGTGTGACACTATTGGGTAATGGTGTGTACAAGGCTCCTGTGGCATACGGTTCAATGTATGGTAACACTACAAAAGAATTAACAGCATTTGCTGGTGCAAGCAAGACCATGGCTCTTGTTGCCGCGGCAGGCAATGATGGTTTACCTTACGCACAATTTCCAGGTGCTTATGCTACTCAAGTAGACTCAAAAGGTAATTTGGTACTTGGTGGCAGAATGCTGATTGTAGGAAGTGTGGGAGATAACAATGTTATCAGTGGCTTCTCAAATCGTGCTGGTAGCTTTTGTACTGCCTTGTCAGGTACAACGTGTAAAGATCCTTACTATGTCAAAGACTTCTTTGTAGTAGCACCAGGTGAAGGCATTGTTAGTAGTATTGCTGGTCAAACTAAAACGTGTCTAGATGCTAATAAAAATGTAATAGGTTGTTCAAATCCAGTAAGTGGCACAAGTCCTGCGGCAGCTTTTGTGTCAGGCGGTATTGCAC